ATTGATGATTGTCAGTATGATTTTGCTAACATGAAAAACTTATCTGAAGTACTCTGTAAAAAAGATCGTGGACATAATAAATTTCTTGAACAGATACAAACATGGTTTATCATAAGAGCACCATTGTATTGGTGGAAACAGTTTGATACATACAGAGTTGGTGTAAGTAAATCAAGTAAAAGTACAATGCATACACTTATGAAAAGGGAATTTGAAAAGTCTGATTTTACTGATGATATTTATAATTGGACTGTGGGATATTTAGAAAACCTAAGAGAAAACGAAGAATTTGATAAACTTAATGCAGAATTGCCTAATGGATATCTGCAAACAAGACTTGTAAATGTTAATTACAAGACTCTCAGAAACATGATTAAACAGAGAAAATATCATAAGCTTAAAGAGTGGGAGTATTTTATAGGTACTGTTCTGTTAACTGTAAACAGGCCAGAACTTTTAGAATAATTTGAATTGTTACAATATAGGGTAGAAACAATTAACTAATTAACTTAATTTAATGGAGAACTAAGAATGGTAGAAAATGAAAATGTTGTAGAAGTAGAAGAAACCGTAACAGAGTCTGTAGATTATACAGGTATCGCTTTGGATGTATTTAACATTGCCTGTGCTGCAAGAGAAGTAGCAGACTGTATCCAAAATCTGGATAATGGTGCTGTCAAAGGCAAAGCAGAATTTAATAAGGCTGCTGTAAAAGTCAGAAATGATCTTAGACCTTTGTTTGATATGGTAAAGAAAGCAAGAGCAGATATTCTTACCTGGAAAGCAGACAAGGTTGCTGAAATCCCTGGTGCAAGAAAAACCAAAACCAAAGAACAGCTTATGGAAGAAGCACAGGCACTTATTGATAGAGCACAGACAATGAATTAAAAGGAGACTGTATGACATTCCAATTTAGAACGGATTTTGGTCATACAGTCTTCAATTCTAAATACAGAAACACTGTAAATAATTGTGACACCTGGCCTGACTTATCAGAAACATTAGTTAGGTCAGTGTGTTCAAAGTATTTAGAACCCTGGGAACAAAAGTACTTAGTCAAATACATTACTGAAATGAAATTTATCCCTGCTGGTAGGTACTTATATTATGCCGGTAGGCCTGTAAAATTCTTCAATAATTGTTTTGCTATGATACCAAAAGACTCCAGGGAAGGCTGGGCAGAACTTGGTTATAATCATTTTATGGGGCTTATGTGTGGTGGTGGTATAGGTACTTACTATGGCAAGATAAGACCGAGTGGTTCAAAAATAAATAAGACTGGTGGAGAGGCTTCTGGGCCCTTAAGTCTTATGTACTCTATGAATGAAATAGGTAGGAATGTTAGACAGGGTGGTGCCAGACGATCAGCTTTGTATGCTTCTCTTAATTATGATCATGCTGATATAATGCAATTTATTCATGCAAAAGATTGGACAGAGGAACAAATAGCAAATAAAGCTAAAGATTTTAATTCAATTGCACCGCTTGATATGACTAATATATCAGTTTGCTATGATACAGTAGACTCTTTGTACCATTGGAGCTTTGAAGAAACAGTAAAAAGCATGATTAAAACAGGTGAACCTGGGTTTAGTTTCAATATAAATAAGCCTGATGAAGTAGGAAGGAACGCTTGTGCAGAATTTATCACTGATAGAGATAGTGATTTGTGTAACCTTGGTAGTCTTAATCTTGCTAATATAAACTCACAAGAAGAACTTGAATTTGTTACAAAACTTGCAAGTAAATTTCTTGTGTGTGGCTCTTTGGAAGCTGACTTGCCTTATGAGAAATGCTATAAAGTACGTAATGAAGCACGTAAAATAGGCTTAGGTCTAATGGGGGTACATGAATGGCTATTGAAAAGAAACAGTCAATATACAGTAACAGGAGAGTTACATGACTGGCTTAAAATATATAAAGAAGCAAGCAAAGAATCTGCTGATTCTCTCACTAACCGGCTTGGGGTTTCTGGCTGTGTTCGTTATCGGAGCATTGCTCCTGCCGGTACTATTAGTATTATTGCTGGCACTTCTTCTGGTATCGAGCCTATCTTTTCTGTGGGTACAAAGCGTAGATATTTATCAGGGGATACGTGGAAATATCAGTACATAGTAGACCCTTTAGCTAAACAGTTAATACAGGAAGGCGTTGATCCAGACAGCATAGAAACTGCTGCTGATCTTGCAGAAGACCCGGAGAGGCGTATTAAGTTTCAAGCTGATATACAACAGTATGTTGATATGGGTATCAGTAGTACAATTAATTTACCTGCTTATGGAACTGAGTTTAATAATAAAGATTTAGTTTATACTTATATTAATTTATTCAGAAAATATGCACCTGAGTTAAGGGGTATAACCTGTTATCCTAACGGTTCCAGGGGAGGCCAGCCTTTAACTACTGTTTCTTATGCTGAAGCACTGGAAAATGAAGGACAGGAGTTTGAAGAGAAATATAATTTCTTAACAGAGTCTTCTTGCCCTTCCGGCGCCTGTAGCGTATGATAAATTAGCATCAGATTAGCACAACAGTACCAAATTTTAACGTTCAGAATTTTCTGGTATGCTTATATCAGGATTTTCTGAACGCTCTTAAATCAAATAAAAAGGGGTTTAAATTGGAAACAGAAATAAAACCAACAGGGTATCTGGGAGCTTTCAATGGTCCGGAAACAGAATCAGAATGGCCTTCTTATGACGCTATAGATTATCAAGAGGGCGGGGATCATTACAAAAAACTCAGCATACAGCCAGCAGAATATATCATTTTAAACGGTTTGGGTTTTCCTGAGGGCAATGTAATCAAGTACGTCTCCCGGCATTATTCTAAAAACGGAATAGAAGATCTGAGAAAAGCCAGACATTATCTCGAACTTCTGGCAGAGCTGGTTTATAAAGAAAAACTCTGACAAAAATTCTGATCCAAACTTATACAATTGTATAATTTTTAACAGATTTTTTAACAAATTTTTAACAAATTCTAATTTTTGAAATCCCTGCCAGGCCTGCTTTTCTGAATCGTTACAATATTGGAGAACAGTACAAGCTTTGGAACATTGCTTTCAAAAGAACTAATTGTTATAAATATTAGAATAATATTATTAAACAGTATATTAGTATATTTATATTCTAATAGTCTATTAACATATAACTAACAGTCCTGCAGGGAGGACAAAATGAATACAGAAGAAGAAATATTTGATCTAATAAGACAATCAGTAATATCAGATATAAAAGAATCAAGAGAATGTGGTTATGATATAAATTCAGACCAAGAAGAACTTAGAGATATTTATAATATAACAGATGAGGAATTAGAAATTGAAGTTTAATAAGCAAGTTAATTGTCCTGTAATAGATAAGAATTTACTAAAACATTTAGAATCTGTTTACCCAATGGACGAAAGGAACCCTGCTGATGATCTGTTATCTCAGAAATTAGTATTTAATGCTGGAATAAAAGAGATAATAGAATATTTAAAACTTCAGTATCTAAAACAAAAAGGAATTCCGTATGAATAAAACAAGCATGGAATTATTTCCAGATATAAAAGAGCATGATAATACAGATTTCTTTTTTATACAGAATGAAAAACCTGAAGTTGTAGCAGCAGTTGCTTGTGAAAATTGTGGAGACGTTGGGTATATACATATAAATATACTTAAGGAATTTAGAACCAGAGAAGTAATTGATAATCTAAAATCAAATTTGTTTCCAGAAATCATAAAAGAGTTATCTGATAAACATAAAATATTATCAACAACAATAAGCCCAGATAATATTAAAACAAAGAAACTTATGGAAGAGATGGGATTTGAGGTTGTAACGACTACAATAGGCATTCTCAATCTCCAAGAGAGGTAAGCATGGCTACAGTATTTACAGCATCTAATGTGTTTCTTGGTTTAATGGCAGCAAGTACAGCAGCAAGTATTTATTCTATGACTAATCAACCAGATGCACCGTCATTTGAACCCCAAGATCAGTTTATAGATAAAACTGATATACAGGAAGAAGAAGAAACAAAAGATATTGTATTGGATGAAGAGGATACAGAAAGAAAAAAACAAGGCATAGCACAGTTTACAATTGAAAGAGACAAAGCTATAAGTACACCTACTACAGGTATACAGCTAAGTGCTAATGCTAATAAAAAGAAACCCGTAGGAGTCCAGATATGAGTATAGAAGCGAGTCCAGAGGGTTTTATTAAGAACAGATACAATACAATGGAAAGTGAGAGGTATGCTTATTTAAATAGAGCTTATAAGTACAGTGAAGTTACCCTAAGGTATATAATGCCAGAGACTGACGATCCGAGTACAGAAGAAATGCAAAGGTCTTTCTCGTCTGATGGTGCAGATGCTGTTACTACATTAGCTAATAAATATATGCTTGCCTTGTTTCCAGCTAATAAATCATTCTTTAAACTTCAACCTAATGTATCAGAAAAAACAGCAGAACAAATAGGCATAACCCCAGCAGAAATGAAAGTTCAATTAACAAGAGCAGAAAGAGAAGCCAGATGGAAATTAGAGTCAAGACATGGCAGGCCTGTTCTTATGGATATTATAAAACATTTAATAATCACTGGAAATGCTTTAATGTATTATCCTGAAGAGGGTAATTTACAGATGTATCCTCTTGATCAGTTCGTAGTTAATCGTACTGTTACAGGACAATATACAGAGATTATAACAGAGGATAAAAAATACCTAACATCTCTTGATAAAGAGCTTAGGGATACTATTATAGCAGCACTTGATATAGAGCCAGATGCAGATCATTCAAAAATAGAAGTCTCTTTATTTACGTATATTAAATCTAATCCTGATAATGATTCTCAATTCATAGTAGAGCAGGCTGTAGAACATATGCCTATTAATCAGCCATTTACAGTACTAAAAGAGAAATCAAGATGGGAACCGTTAGTCTGGAATCTAACAAGAAAAGAGAAATATGGAAGAGGATTAGTAGAAGAGCATTATGGTAATCTGTGGAGTCTTAATGTATTATCAGAGGCATTAGTAACAGGTGCTGCTGCTGTATGTGATATCAAATATGGTGTTCATCCGTCAAGTATGTTTGACGTAGCAGAATTAAATAATAGCCCTACTGGTTCTTATCATTTAGGTGATCCTGATAGTATAGGCGAGATAGGTGGAGAAGGCAAGGCTGATCTTAGATTTGTACAAGAGATGATTGATAGATATGAAAGAAAAATAGGAAAGGCTTTCTTGAGTATCTCTACACAAATAAGAGACAGCGAAAGAACAACTGCTTATGAGAACAGGCTTAGGGCACAAGAATTAGAACAAGCACATGCAGGTGTATTCTCTCAACTGGCTTTGAATTTACAGAAGCCTTTAGCTACTTTGTTACTTGATGAATTTGATATCACTCTTAAAAATTCTGGTATTGATCTTGTAATAGTATCAGGCTTAGATGCTATGGGCAGGGTCAGTGAGAATGAAAAAATTATTCAATTATTTGAGGATTTAACTGTTCTTAATAACGTACCGGAACAAGTAGTCTCTGTATTTAAATATATAGATACTGTTAAGCTATTAGCTAATGGAAGAGACGTAGAGGTAAATGATATTGTTAAGACTGCAAAAGAGATGGTAGCAGAACAGCAGGCACAGATACAGGCACAACAAGGAATGATGGCATCTGAAGAAATGATGAAAAAAGCATCACCTGAGCAGTTACAGGAAGGTATGTAAACAAACGGGGGAACAATGTCAGAGAAAGCAAGTATTACAAGTTCTGATGAGGAAACAGTAGATAAACAAGATTTGCCTGATATAGAACTTGAAAAAATAGAACAAGAGCAGCCGGCAGAAACAACACAAGATCAAGAACAGCCTGATCCTAATACAGTTTTAGAGAAAACTTTAGAGGATGCAGGTTTCGATGTACAAACACTTGTAAAAGAGATTGAAGAAGCTGGCAGTATCACACCTGAGATTGTAACAAAACTAAAAGAGAAAATCGACCCTGATGTTATTGATACACATCTGGCAAGACTGCAAGCAGAAGCCAAGGCTGCTATGCAAGAAGCGCAGATAAAAGCTGCTGAAGAAGAAAAGAAAGTCACGGAGATGAATGATTATATTTATAATCAAGTTGGTGGAGAAGACAAATTCAAAACCATGGCAAGTGTTCTGAAGGATAATATGAAACCTGAAGAATTACAAGCTATTAATGATCTCCTGGCATCTGGTAGCAAAGAACAAGTTAATATTGCTATGCAGGCAGCAGTAAATAATTACAATACAATAAAGGGAAAAGGTAATCTCATGAATGGTGATACAAATACAAGCACTAATAGTATTCAGCCATTGTCTAAAGTAGAGTTCATTAAAATCATGTCAACTGAAAAATACAAAACTGACCCAGATTATGCAAGACAAATGGACCAAAGACGGCTGTCTACTCTTAGAAAAGAACAACAGACTAAATTACCTGGACAATACTTTAAAAGACAAAACGGAGTAATTGTTGAGGTTTAGATTAATTAAAAGGAAAAATAATGGCACTTCAAGATATTAGTTCATATTTAAATTATCCCCTCCAGGAAAACCTTGACGTAGGTGGTTCTGGTGATAACATGGCACTGTCCATTGAAAAATTCAACGGTACTGTCCATGAGACTATACAGAAAGACTCTATTTTATCTGGTGTATTCCAGTGGAGACCTTTGGTAGGCACAGACACAATGTCAAATGCTGCAATGGGTAATCCTATATTGCAGGCAGTAGTAGCAGGTGTTGAGCCTGAAGGTAAGACAATTGAAACAGGTAAAATGATTGTACAGGTAAAGACCCCTATTATCGCAAGAGTAACTGAAGGGATGCTTGCTGCTGTACAGGATCATTTGGATATCAAGTCAAGAACACCTGCTAATTTTGGTAAAAAGATTGCTAAGCATATTGACGAGGTTCTGTTTGTACAGGGCAATAAATGTATTCAGTATGAGCATGATACTTTGGCAGATGGTACTGATACTACTATTACAGGGTATGGTACTGGCGGTATTCTTGTTAGAGGTACACAGGTAGACCTTGATTCTGCATCTGACGAAACAGATGAAGACAAATTGGATGCCGGTGTAATGTCATTGCATCAGGCACTTGCTGAAAATGACCTTGATCCTACTACTGATGGTTATCTGTATATGGCACCTGAGCAGTATTTTACCCTTCTGAAGAATGATAAACTGATTAGTGTAGATTATTCTGCCGGTAATGGTAATTATGCTAATGCTACTATCTATAAAGCAAGTGGTATTCCTATTAAGATGACTAATAGGCTTAACCAGACTCAAAACGATGGTTCATCTGGTGGTATTACTACAAATGAGGACAGTGTTTATGAGCTGTATGGTTCTGCTTATAGCACAACGGCAGCAGAAGCAAAGATCGTAGCTGCTTATCTGACAGGCCAGTCTCTGATGGTAGCACAGGCTATCCCACTGACTTCTAAAGTTTATTGGGATGACAGGGTGCTGACTTGGTTTATTGATTCGTACCTGTGTTTCGGTGCAGCCCCTGATAGAACTGACCTTGTTGGTGGTATCTATAAGGCATAATTCTACAATTGTATAATTGCCCCTTGGTTTTCCTTGGGGCATTATAAGGAGTTAGCATGGCACAAACAGAGCTAAGAGCAGTTAATTCCTTGCTAACTGCATTAGGTGACAGTCCAGTAAATGAATTAGATGATGACAACCCTGATATAGCTATAGCAAGAGAGGTACTGTCAGTAAACAGTGTAGACATGCAGTCAGAAGGCTGGTGGTTTAATAAAGAAACTTGGGATATTGTACTTGATACATATAATAAAATTCCAGTACAGTCAAATGCTTTGTATGTAGACACACCTGATTCTAACTGGATTAAAAGAGGTAATTATCTTTACAATTTAGAAAACCATTCGTATGACTTTTCTGGTGTTGATATAACAAATAAAACATACACAGCAATAACCTTGTTGCCTTATTCAGAGTTGCCTGATATAGCTTATAATTACATAGTAAATCTTGCTAAAATTCAGTATTTAATGGAAATGGAATCACAAGGTGATAAAGTAGATGTAATAAGCAAAATAGCAGCAAGACAGTATATAGAGCTAAAGAAATTACAGATGAAATTTTCACGTCCTACTAAGCTCAATTCACCGATATTTCAGAAAATGTTTCAAAATGTACAACTAAAGAATATAAATTATTAGGGGGTATAATGACTGATTATAATGGCACCATTAGTAATCTTATACAAGGTGTCTCACAGCAGCCCCCTATGCAGAGATTTGAAGGTCAGCTAACTTCCCAAGATAACTGTATTAGTTCTGTTATAGACGGCCTTAAACGCAGACCAGGGACAGAGTTGTTAGCTGATATAAATATTGGATTAGACCAATTTGATACTCATTATCATGTTTATGATAGGGGTGATGGAGAAGAAAAATATCTTATAGTAATAACCTCTGGAGTACCGCATATATACAATCTTGAGACAGGTGCTGAGGTTTCTGTAACTAATCCATCTGGTTTGTACGACTATACTAATGATGGGGATTTGAAATTTCATACAATAGGTGATACTACTTTTGTATTGAATAAAGATAAGCAAGTCAAGAAAACATCATATACAAGCCCCCCATTTTTACATCCTTATATTTATTTGATTTACTTAAAAAAAGCCAATTATGGAACTAAGTATACTATATATGCCAAAGCTGGTACAGGATCGATAATAGGAGCTGCTTCTTATACAACTGATAGTACAGTAGAAGTCAGTAGCACAAGTATGGATAAAACAATTGGTATAAGTACATCTGATGTCATGGACGAGCTTGAAACAACTTTAGAAGCCTGGCTTGCTGCTGAATATCCAGAAGCAGATACATTTGTTGATACTCGATATGGTGTTATGATAGTAGGTTCCTCTGTA